CGGGCCACCCCGGCCGCCGCCCCGCCCCGGCAGTCCGGGGCGGTGGCCATCGTGGACAGCTCGCCCCATGTGCGGGCGGACCGGTTCAAGGTTTGGTACACGGTGGATGACGTCGTTGACGCGTGGGCACCCTTGGTGTCTCGGCATGCTGTCCTGGCCATGGTCAAGGATGGGACGCTAGAGGGCATGCGCCACGGCCCCCGCGGGGCCATGCTGATCACGGCGCGTTCCTTGCGCGCGTTGGCCGGGGACCGGTAGACCGGGGCGTCATGAGTGAGCCGGCCCTGTTCGCGGCGGACCCCTCGTGGGTCATGCCTAGGTCTGACCGCCCCCGCCTGTTGGACCTGTTCTGTGGCGAGGGTGGCGCGGCCGTGGGCTACCGGCGTGCCGGGTTCGACGTCCTAGGGGTGGACACGGACCCGGCCCGGTTGGCCCGCTACCCCTTCCCAACCGTCCGGGCGGATGCCCTTGAGTACGCGGCCGAGCTTGCGGGTTCGTTCGCGGTGGTCCATGCCTCCCCCACCTGCACCGGTTACAGCCGCGGGACGGCGGCGGTCCCGGATCGGCTCACCCGGTATGACCGGCTGATAGCGGCCACCCGGGACGTCCTAGAGCATGCCGGCGTGCCGTTCGTGATCGAAAACGTGACGGACGCCCGCCCCGAGCTCCGCGCGCCGATCCTGTTGTGTGGCCGGCAATTTGGGCTGACCACGGTGGACGACGACGGTACGCCGTTGGTGATGGACCGCCACCGCTTGTTTGAGTCCACCATCCCCCTGTCCGCTCCCCCGCACCCCCGCCACCGTAGGGACGTACAGGTGGCCGGGTCCTACGGTGGCGCGCGGCGGGACAAGGTGGAAGCCCGGTTGGTCCGCCAAGGTGGCTACGTGCCCGGGGCGGACGTCCAACGGCGGTTACTTGGCGTGCCGTGGATGAGTGAACGGGGGGCCATGCTGTCCATCCCCCCCGCCTATACCGAGTGGATCGGCCGGCAGCTTATGGACCGGATGGTGCTGGCCGGGTGGGACACGGACGCCGGGACGCCCATGTGGCGGGCTGACCGGGACGTAAGACAGGGGTAGCGATCATGGCGGGGGGCGGGTAGCGTCCCTTGGTGCGGGCCAGGGGGTGGGTGCCCATATCCGTACTAGGACTGAACAGACGAACGGCTTGTCTGGCCCCATGTTGGTGTGAGCGACCCAACCCGCCCCCTGGCTACGCGCACGGGCGGGCGTGGTGCCACCCCCTGCACACACGCGCGTCTCCCCCGGCCCCCTGCCCCCTCTGCTCTCACACGGGACAGGGGGTCCGTGCGTTCTGACTTAAGCCAGCTTGATCATGGCTTAAGCCTTGACGGGGTGGGTGCGGCGGGTGTCTGCTGGCTGGCCATGGGGTTACTGTCCTGGCTACGGGACGACGGGCTAGACACGGCCACCCGGGCGAGCTTCACCCTCCCGGACCCGGTGGAACCCATGCCCCGTCCGGTTCAGTACCCGGACGCCATCACCCGGGCGATAGCGGAAGCCAAGGCTACGCGGTGGTTCGCCACGGAAGCCGAGTCCATCCCCGGTGTCCGCCGCGCCATGGCGGTCATCGTGGGCACCATCTCCACCTTCCGGTTGGCCGCGTGGAAGGGCACCGCCCGGCTGGACGACGGGGCCTATCCGTGGCTGTCCCAACCGGACCCGGACCGGACCTCACTGAAGATCATCAGTGACACCATCCGGGACGGCGTTTGGTATGACCGGTGTGTGTGGCGGCGGACCCCGGGCGGGTTCTACCGGCTGTCCCCGGACCGGATCATCCCCGACCCGGACCGGGACCCGGACAAGGTGCCCCGGTGGCTACTGGACGGACAGCGGATAGACGCGTCCGAGCTCGTGGTGTTCGACTTTGCCGGCATGGGTGGGCTACGGCGGTTCGGTGCCCCCCTGCTAGAGACGTTCGCAACCCTGATGGCGGCGGCCGCCAAGTACGCGGACGAACCGGTCCCCCCGCTGATCTTGAAAAACACCGGGGCGGACATTGCCGATGACGCCATTGACACCATCCTTGCCCGGTGGGAAGCCGGCCGGGCCACCGGACGTACCGGGTTCCTGAACGCCTACCTAGACGCCATCACCCCGGGCTATAACGCCCGTGACCTACAGCTCGTGGAAGTGATGGATCAGGTCACCAAAGACGTAGCCAGGTTGTTCGGGTTGCCGGGGTCCGCGTTGGGGGTGGATGAGGGGTCATCCATGACGTACGCCAACGTGACCGATCGGCGGCGGGACCTGCTGGAAGCCCTACGGCCGTGGTCCGCCCCGGTTGAGCAGACGCTGTCCCAAGATGCGTACGCGGTCATGCTCACGGACGGCGGGGCCACCGCGGTACGCAAGGGCCTGTATGTGCCCTACGGAACGGACGTCCGGTTTGACGTGACGGACTACTTGCGGGACGGGTTCGCGGCCAGGGTGGCCGCCCTGGTGGCCGCGTCCGGTGGTCCGATCATGACCGCCGTGGAAGCCCGCACCCTTGAGCCCACCGTGACCAATCCCACCGCTACGGAAGGGCTGACCCATGCCCCCGCTTCCATCACGCCCTGATCTGTCGGTGGCCCGGTTTGACCTGGCCGGACCGAGTACGGCGGCCGTGGCCACCGTGACGTCCGTGTCCGGGCTGGCCGTGCCGTGGGACGTTCCGGCAGAACGGTTCGGGGTCCCGGTGGTGTTCACCCGGGACACCTTGACCGTGCCGGATGACCTGTCCACCGTGAAGCTGCTGATCGGCCACGATGACGATAGGCCGGCCGGGTACGCCACGGCCGCCACGGTGGCGGACGACGGACTCCACATGACGTTTGCGGTGGATGAGTCACACCCCCGCGCGGCCGAGCTGATGCGGGAGGTTGCGCTCAAGTGGCGGGACGGGTTGTCCGTGGGCGTGGAGCTGGACGCGGACACCGCGGACGCCATGTGGGCGGCCATGTGGGAAGGGACGGCCGATCCGATCCCCCTAGGGGGCGTGGTCCGGGAAGTGTCCGCCGTGACCGTGCCCCAATTCAATCAAGCACGCATCGGTGCCGGGGCAGCCCTGGCCCGTTTCCATCAGGAAGGAACCCCCACCATGCCCCCCACCCTCGCCCCCCCGGACCCGGCCCCCGCGGCCGATCCGGCTGGCCCGTTCACGTTCTCCCCCGCCGAGCTGGCCGCCGAGCTGGCCCCGTTCCTTGGGGTGCAGACGGCCGCGCACCCGTTGGCCCGGTTCGCGTCCCTTGGTGAGTTCATGCTGGCCGCCCGGGAAGGTCACCTGAGCGACGACGAACGTCTAGCGTTCGCCCTGGCCGATCAGGTCACCACGGACAACCCCGGCGTGGTCCCCCCGGCATGGCTGTCAACCATCGTGGGCATCCTTGACCGTGCCCGGGTGGTGATCAACGCCTTTGGTGGCCCGTCGTCCGCGGGTGACTCTGGGATGACGCTCAACTGGCCCTATTACGATGGCGGGTATGACGGGCTAGTGGGTGAGCAGGTCACCGAGAAGACCGAGGTGACCACCCGCAAGGTGTCGATCAAGAATGCGTCGGCGGACCTGGCCACGTACGCCGGGGCGTCTGACATCAGTTACCAGCTGTTGCGGCGGTCATCCCCGTCATACCGGGAGGCTTACTCTCGCATCCTGTCTATCGCGTACGCGGTCACCACGGACGCGGCATTTTCGGCGGCCGTAGCGGCGGCCGCCACCCCGGACGGGTCCTGGCCGCTGACGGGTGACCTGGCCGCCCTGCTCCCGGTCCTGTTCGACGCGTCCAGCACGGTAGATGACGCCGTTGGCGTGCCGGCTGACGTGGTACTGGCCGCCCCGGACGTGTTCGCGGCCATCGGCGTTCTGACCGGGCTAGTGCCGGCACAGTACGGGACCCAGAACGTGTCCGGGACATCGGACGCGGCCACCTTGCGCGTCAACGTGTCCGGGCTGGCTGTCACCAAGGCCAAGTCCCTGCCGGCCGGCACCCTGCTGGTGGGCTCAAGCCAAGCCGCGTCATGGGCCGAGGATGGCCCGTTCGCGGTGGAGGGCGACGACGTGGCCAAGCTTGGCGTGGACGTCGGAATCTGGGGCATGGGTACGTCCCGGATCACCGTTCCCGGGGGCATCGTGTCCGTGGACACGGCGGCCGTGGGTCCGCCCCCGCCGCCGGCATCGGACACCGAGTCCAGCTCGCGGCGGTCCCGGGCGTAACCCATGATCACCACCCCCCAAGTCAAGGCATGGCTACACATCACGGACGCGGCCGATGATGCCTTGATTGACGACGTGGTAGCGGCCACCAACGCATGGGTGGCCGCCACCGCGTACGTCCGTGAGCTACCGGTCCCCCCGGACGATGACCCGGCCGGGTTGTGGCCGCTGGACGTCCAGCAAGGTGCCGTGATGTTGGCCGCCCGCCTGTATCGGCGGCGTAACACCCCGTCCGGGGTGGAACCTCTCACGGACGGGGCGGTCTATCTTCCGCGGCGGGACGCGGACGTGGACGCCCTACTCCACCAAGGCTATTACGCCCCCCCGCGGGTGGGCTGATGGCCATGACCATCACGATTTACCAAGCCATGGCGGACCTGGCGGACGTCCTGACCGCGGGCGGGGTGCGGGCAGCCCTGGACACCCGGGACCTGAACCCCCCGTGCGTGCTGATCACTCCCCCGGCCGTGACCCTACGGTTCGCGGACGGGTCATGGGCGGCCGATTGGCGGGTGTTGTGTGTGGCCCCGAGTGCCGGCACCCGCCAAGCCCTGGACACCATCAGTGATCTTGTGTCCCGGATGCAAGCCGCCCTAGGTGGGCTCCCGGTGTCCGGGTCCCCGTACGAACTAGCGGTGGACGGCCAGTCCGACCCCCTACCCGCCTACCAATTCACCTGGAACACCCGCGTACGCTGACTTAAGACAGGAAAGGATGATCCGATGCCCGTATTTGGCCCGGGGAC